GCCGAAGGCGGCGGTGACAACCGCCACAAGCGGGGCGAAGACCGGGACCAGCCCGCCGACGACGGACACAAGGCTTCCCAGCGCGAACAGGACCGGCCCGACGGCGGCGGCAATCGCAGCGGCGGCGACAATGAACGTCTGGGTTCCTTCGGACAGGCCGGAAAAAGCGTCCAGAATACCCGCCAGCTTCGTGATCAGCGGCGTCAGGACGGGGATCAGCTTCGTCCCCACTGTCACCTGAAGTTCCTGGAATGCGGCTTGCGCGGCGCGCATCTGGTTCGCGGTGCCTTCGCTGGTCCGGGCGACGTCACCTTGCGCGTTCGACGTGGCGTCAAGGATCAGGGCATAGCGCGCCATGATCTTGTCTTGCTCGCTCAATTCGCCGCCCAGGCTTCCCAGCCCCAGTTCCAGCGCCTTCGCCTTGACGTTCGCTTCCGTCAGGAAGACGCCGAAATCGCGCAGCGGTTCGCTTTCACCGGACAGTCCGGACCGCAATTTCTCAAGCGCATCGCTTTCCGCGACGTTGTAAAACGACGCAAGGTCTTGGGCGAGAACGGCGAATGTCTGGGACATTTCCGCCGCTACCTCGCGCGTCGGCGCGGCCTGATTGAAGAAGATGCCGAAGGTGTTGGCGGCTTGCTGAATGGACTGGGTTGACCGGCCCATAGCGTCGCCCGTGGCTTCGGCCCACGCGGTCATTTCCGCCGCCATGTCGCCGAACGTCTGGTCGAACGCGCTTTGCAGTTCGGCGGCGTCGGACGCGGCCTTGAAGGCGGACGCGCCGAAGGCGACCAGCGGGGCGGTGACGCCGATGGAAAGCGTCGATCCCAGCCCCGCCATGCGGTCGCCGATCTGCTGAAGGTTCTGCCCGGCGGCATTCAGACGCCGCTGGGCAATCCCCAGCCCTTCTTCGAAGGCGGCGGTGTCAATGCCCAGGGTGACGCGAAGCGCGCCGATCAAGGCTCCTGCCATTGTCCTTACTCCGCTTCGGGCTTCGGGGCTTTGGGTTTCGCGTTCGTCGCGGCGACAAGCTGGCGCATGATCGACAGAACGTCGGACCCGGACTGGGGATTGTCCGGCGATGCCCGGCGCGTGCGAATATCGGGCACGCGGCGCGGGAACTTCTTCATTCGCTGGAACGCGGCGGTGTGCCACGCTTGGGACATGGCCAGCTCGTGCTGGCGCAAACGGGCTTCCGCGCAGCCGGACAGGATAGCGTCCAGCGTGCGCGGCGTCTGTTTCCAGAAGGCGTCAGGGTCCAGCCCCGCCGCCGTCCATTCGGTAAGGACTTCCAGCCAGCCCCAGCCTACTTCTTCGGCTTGGGGGCGTCCGCGTTTCCCGCTTTCCCTTGGGCATTGGGGAACGCCGCCTGGATCGTCTCCGTGATCATGCCCGACACTTCGTCGATCCCCAGCGCCGACATGATTTCGCCCGCCTGTTCTTCGGTCGCATCCGGCGACAGGCCGCAACAGAACAGCGCCCGCAACGTGCGGAACGACAGGTTCTTCTGAAGCGTGCGCTGGAACTCCTGGGCGTTCTCGATGCCCAGCCGTTCTTCAATGCGGCAAAGCGCATTGATGTCATAGGCAAGGGTCCACGAACTGCCCAGCGCGTCGAACTGGCGCTTTCCGTTCGCCGCCATGATCAGGCTTCCGCCGCTTCAGTGACGGCCCCGGCGACCTTCAGCGTGGCGACCGCCGTCTGGCGATCATCCACCGGGATCGCGCGTTCATAGCCCTTCACATAGGTGTTGAAGGTGAAGCCCCAGCCGGTGGCATTGGTCGAAGTCGGAACCACGATCTTGCACGAACGCACTTCGCCCGACGCCTTGGCGGCGGACAGAAGAAGATCGGTCGCAGATCCGGCGACGTAGTTCATTTCGAGCTGGATTTCGCCGTTCTCGATCAGGCCCGCGATATATTCGCGTTCGCGGTTCGGCGACTTGTAGTGCGTGACTTCCACGTCGTCCGTTTGCGGATTGGGCAGGGTGAGGTTGAAGACGCCAACCAGTTCGACCATTGCGCCCGGCGTTGCGCCGTCGTGCAGGGACGCTTCAGCGCCCCAGCCAATGCTTTCCCCAGACATAAGACAATACTCCTTGAATGTGCCCGTGCCCTTCCGGGATCACGCGGCGGGTGAGAACCAGACGAAGAAATCCAGCGAAACACGGTGGACCTTTCGTCCGCCGCCAAGGTCTTCCGTGGAAGGTCCGCGTTCGTTCGCCAGAAACGCGCCCTGGAAGGTTATCCCCGCCACGGTGGCGGGCGGTTCAAGTGTGGCGATCACCGCGCGGGCGAGCGCCTTTGCCGTGGCGAAATCAGCCGCCCAGCAATCGACCTGGACGCGCGGACCAGCCAGCCCGCTTGCGCCCTTGTAGGTATAGGTCCGGCCCGGTGAGGCATCGAACAGCGTGACGCCGGGACCGCCTTCACCCTGAACGCGGAAGCCCCAGTTCACGCGTGGACCGGCAATCGCGCTGATCGCGGCCGCAGCCAGCATCCGGGCGACAAGGGCTTCTTCCATCGGTCATCCCCCCCGTGCGCGGCGTGCGGCCTTGCGCGCCAGCCGCTGCGCGGCCTTTTCGATTTCGCCGCCCAGTTCGCCGGAAATGGTATTCAGCGCGCCGTCCTTGTTCTGGTCCCATGCCGGACGAAGCCACGGATCGGGGGCTTGATGCGCGTTGCCGAACTCCGTCTGCACGCCCGCCGGATCGGACGTGCCGACATGGATTTCGGCGGAAGACTTGCTGTCCGCGCGGCGCACCATCTGGGCTTGCCGCCGCGTCAGCCGCGTGCCGGTGACGATCTTGCTTTCCAGCGTGCCGGTGAACCGGGGCGCAAGGGCTTCCGCCGTGCTTTCGATTGGCGCTGCCGCCTTTCGCAGAACCCGGCGAAGGACGTTCTTGCCGGTGGCCTTGGGCAGATTGGCAAGCGCGTTTTCCAGTTCGCGCAGGCCTGCAATTCTAACCCTTTGCGCCATCGGCTCCGCCGCCTGCTTTCGCGCCCGAAGTGCTGGACTGGGCTTCGGTCTTCGCTTCGGCGATCAGCTTGGCGGCGATCAGCGGCTTCGCCTGAACTTCGGGAAGGTCATAGGTATCACCCTTGTCCTTCCAGAACTTCGCGCCATAGCCATTGCCGTGCGGCTTCAGGGTCTTGACCTGCATGTTCGCTTCCTTCGCGGATTGGGGATCAGGGCGCGGTGCCCAGTTCCGAATGGGCGATGCCCGTGATTTCAATGCCGACGCGGCGACCTATCTCCGCCGTGCCGGTGATCTCGAATTCCCGCCCGTCGCAGATCAGCCGGTCCAGCGGGGAAATCGTCGCGGTGCGATCCGTCCACCGGACCCGCCAGACGCGATCCGACTGGGCGGACGTCTGATCGGCCTGCCAGCGTTCGGCATTCTGTTGCTTCACCGGCTCCGCCCAGAACGTGCCGAAGTCCGCCCAGACTTCGACGGGTTCGTTCATGGCGTTCCGCGTGGGCGCAGAAGCCCGGCGGATCGTGATCCGCTTGTTCAGCCGCCCCAGCCGCATTTACTGTTCCGAAATCGACTTGGCGGCGATGCGATAGCGAAGGAAGGCGATGCTGCGCACGCGGTCCAGATGAACCACTTGCGTCGTGATTTCGGCTTCCATGATCAGGTGCCCCGGCACGGTGATCGCATCGTCCGCGATCTTCGCGTCCAGCCGTTCGCGGATCAGGTCCGAAAGGCGGGCGGCTTCCGCCAGATCGACGCACGGCATGGGCAGGGTGATTTCCAGATCGTGCCCCAGCCCGGCTTGACCATAGGGGAACTGGATCGGGTCTTCGTCCGCCTTCGTGCAGCACGACGCGGCGTCGCCGCACTTCGCCAGCAAGTCGTCCGGCCCCACGTTGTCCAGTATGGCCCCGGCAATCGCCGCGCCGATCCGCTGTGAAATGCTGGTCATGGCTTCGTCCTTCAGGCGACAAAGGGAAGACGGAAGGGGCGCAGCAAGTCGTCCAGCGCGATCTGCACTTCGGACGATATGGTCCCGATGACGACGGCTTCGCGGTTCTGGTCCCAGTGTCCGATCAGCAACTTCATGGCGTGGATCAGGTCTTCGGGAACGTCGCCCGCCGTCGCCCAGCCCGCTTGCCATTCCACGATCACCGCCCCCGGCGTGCATGACGTGGAAGGCCACGACTTCAGCGGCGCGGGGAAGACCTGGGCGACGCGGGAAACGCCGTCCAGGCTGTAGTCCGCCGGGTCCAGCGTCTGCACCGCGTTCGCTCCGTCGCGATAGGTGATCGACAGGATCGACGGGCTATCCCCGCCCCCCAGCCAGATCGGTCCGCGCGGGAAGCCGGACAGGTGCGTTTCGCGCGTCTGGACAAGGATCGGATAGCCCAGCTCGCGTTCGACCTTGCGGTGAGCGGCGGCGCACAAGTCGCCGATATGAACGTCCTGGTCCGTGTCTTCGGGTTCGATCCGAAGCTGGCGCTTCGCTTCGTCAACCGAAAGAGGGTGCCCCACGGGCTTGACCGTGACGATGCTTCCTTGCCGCATGGCCTTCCCCCCGTCAGTTCGACGCGGGCACTATGGACCCGTGCCCGTAGAAAATGCGCGAACTGTCACCGCTTTCGTCCAGCAAACGACAGTCGTGAATGTAATCGCCCTTCAGCCTGGCGCTGTCCGCGCCGTCGATCTGGACGTTCAGGCGACCGCAATTCGCGCCGCCTTCTTCCGCGTCTTCGGCGATGATCGTGATCCCGTCGCCCAGCGTCTTCATGAATTCGGGCTTGCTCACCCATGTCCGGGCGATGCGCCAGACGACGGACCGTGTTCCGGTGAGCGGGATAGGCTCGCCCGCTTCGTCGAACACGGTGATCGTCAGCGTCAGCGGTTTCCCGGCTTCCAGCCTGAAGTTCTGGGGCAGGCGTCCGCCTTCCTGAAGTTCGACCGGCGGCGTGTTGACCACTTTGAAGACCAGCCGCGTGTTCAGTTCGTTCAGCGCGCGCCCCTTGCGCAGATCATAGACGAAGCGCGGATCGCTGAAGAACGTCGTGCCGAAGACGCGGGCGGAAATGCCGTAGTCCTTCAGATAGGCTTCGACCGCGCCCAGCGCATCGAACCCTTCGGGCAGATCGTCTTCGCAGTTCAGCGCCTGCCAGTCGGCTTGCACCTTCGCGCGGCGCATCCGCAGTTTCTCAAGGTTGCGTTCCGCCAGCCCGATCCGTTCGTCATAGCGCGCCAATAGCTGGTCCTTGGCCTGTTCGGTCGAACACGCGGTCATGATCAAGCCAGCGCGATAAGATCGGACGCCGTGGTCCCGGTTGCGCGGACATGCGAGGCGCGGACGCAAAGTTCATAGCCCGCAACAAGATTGCGGAAGGTGACGTCCGCTTCGCCATTGACGCCACGCAACGTCACGTCGCCCGCCGTGCCGACGAAGATAGCCTTCGGAACAATCGGCAAGGGATCGGTGTCGTGCGGCGTGATCGCATAAGGGTTGCGCGACGAACTGATCACGCTGTCACCGCCGGGCGCGTAATTGTCTTGCATGTCGGTTCCTTCGACAAGATGCGGTTGCCGGGCACGCAAGCGGACCGGGCAACCGCCAGTTCAGGGATAGAGTATCGAAGCGGGATCAGGCCTTCTTCGCGTCGGCCTTTTCGTCAGCCGCTTTCTTCGCGGCTTCGTCTTCGGCGGCTTTCTTCGCAGCGGCTTCTTCAGCGGCTTTCTTCGCCGCCTCTTCGTCCGCCGCCTTGCCCTTGGCGGGCTTCACCGCTTCGGCAATGCTGCGCTTGATCAGATCGTCCGAAATGGCTTCGTCGAACCCGGCGACTTCGCCTTCGTTGTAGAGTGCGCCCAGCGTGTAGGGCATGAGGAATTTGACGGCCTTCATGGTCAGCGTCCTTCTATGGGTAGGGGTGGACGAACCGGGGCGGCGACCGCCGCCCCAGCCCGGTTATCAGACCGTCCAGACGACGCCGGTCAGAACCGCGAAGGCGGTGTCGTAACGGACCTGGGTGTCGTGTTCGGCGATCAGACGAACGACAGTTTCGTCATTGCTGAAGGCCGCGCGGATAGTGCCGCCGTCATCATAGGCCGCAACGTCGGACGCCGCGATGGCAACGCGCTCCGTGTCGCCGATCATGAACTGGGCGAAATCGCCGAAGTAGATTTCGCTTTCGTTCGTGCCCGCGCCCAGATTGTCGGGGACCGAAGTCGTCACGCCAATCGGATACATGCCCAGGCGACCTTCCGCGACTTCCGGGAACGCCTTGTTGCCGTTGGCATCGTTCAGGCTTTCGAGGAAGATCAGCGAGCGCGGCGACATGATATAGCCGCACTGGGTCATGGGAATGTTCGCGTTCAGGACGGCAAGGCGCAGTTTGCCCAGTTCGGCACGCACCGAAGCGAGTGCCGACGCACCGCCCGAAGCGATCACGTTGCCAGCGGCGATCAGGTTCCGCAGGCCAGTCGGCGCGGTCGCCGATCCGGTCCCGCGAAGGAACTGCTGATCTTCCTTCACCGCGACGCCTTCGATCAGATCGTCCCGGATCATCATCTGGACGTTCATGGAAGCGCGGCGAATGAGCTGGTTCGTGATCGGAACCAGCGCCGTCAGCCGCTTGGCGGACATGGTGATCTGCCCGACAGTCGCGCCGGTTGCCGGTGCAGGAACGCGCTCGCCGACATAGCTGGCAGTCGTGCCCGCCGTCTTCTTCCGCGTCGTCAGGTTGCCTTCGGGCATCGGGATCGTGCGTGCGCCCATCTGGCGGATGACCACGCGCGGGCGCAGAATGTCGATGAAATCCGACGAATAGGCTTCATCGACAAGGAAGCCGCCCTTCGTGTCCGTCGCCTGTTCCATGTTGGCGACGATCTGGCCCATTTCCGAACCGTAGAGCTGTTCGGCGGCGTTCGCGACGGTGCGCTGATCGGACCCGCCCAGGGCAACCGCCTGGGCGATCCGGGCGACCATGACGCCCGGCTTCATTTCGGCCTTGGGCTGGGCGGGCACCGTGGCACCCGGCGAACCCGGATTGCCGGGGTTGCCGCCGGGGACGATCACGGGCGAAGCCGCCGACGCCTTCAGCGCCAGCATTTCTTCTTCGCGCTTGATCGAAGCCTGAAGCGCGGTGGCCTTGGCCTTCAGATCGTCGAACGACGTCTGTTCTTCCGCCGACATATCGCGGGGATCGCCGGTTTCGGCGTCCGTCGCAGCTTCGATAACGGCGTCCATGTCGGCAAGGACGGCCGCCAGCTTTTGCTTCAATGCAGCAATGCGCAGCATAATTCAGTCTCCTGTGGTGAGTGAAGCGGCGCGCATTTGCGCAACTTCGAGGGAAAGCGCCGCAGCGGCCCGCCGTGGCGTTGCTGAACGGACAGGCCGTGCAAGCCGCTGAAGGACCGCAGAGAGGCCACCGGCCTCAACTCGGTCGATCATCCCGGCTTCCTTGGCTTGCCGCGCAGACTTCGTTCCGCCGCGACCGAAGTCCTGTTTCACCGTGGAAACAGGCACCTTTCGGCCCCGTGCGACGTCTGACAGGAACACTTCTTCGATCCCGTCGATCATTTCGCGAACCTTCGCCTGTCCTTCGTCCGTGGACAGGTCCACGCGCTTGTCCGGCGCGTGTGTGCTGACGACATGGACAGAGCGCGCGCCGTTCATGTCTGGCGCTTCCTGCACGCTGCCCGACATCATCACGCCGATGGACCCGATCAGGGCGAACGGATCGGCGACAATTTCGGTCGCTTGACTGCAAATGTGATAGGCGGCGGAACAGCAAAGCCCCGACACGAAGACCGTCACCGGCTTCGAAGAACCGGCGATCAGCGACGCGAAGGCACGAACGTCCGTGATCACGCCGCCGGGGCTGTCCGCCACGATCAGAATGTTCCGGACTTCAGGGCTGGCGTCCAGCTTGCGGAAGTCGGCGGCAAGGCTCGCCAGCGACGACGCGCCCGACATTTCCGTCATGACATTGGCGCGCGGGAAGATCGGACCGAACAGGGGCAGACTGCCAACCCCGTCGCGGATCGCCGCCGCGCGCGAACCGGGGAACGGTGCGCCCATTTCGGCGATGGCTTCCGCCATGCGTTCCTTGTGCCCGTCCAGCTCGACGCCGATCACGGCGGGATTGTCGAAGGCGCGCGACGCAATCGCTTCGATTGCGTCCATGTATTCGGGCAGGATCGCCCAGGGCTGCGAGCGTATCGCAGCCAGAACCCGGTTGTTCATGTCACTTTTTCCCTTCGGGTTGGCCGGGGAATGGTCCCTGATTGGGTTCGCCGGACACGGCCATGTTCGCCGGTCGCCAGTATTCTTCGCCCGCCTTTCCGCCTATCGGCTGCAAGTTTTCGCGGCGGCGGATTTCGTCGGCGTTCATCGCGCCGGTTTCGCGCGCGGCCTTGTATGCTTCCCAGCGGGTCTTCACGTCGCCCTTCAGCAAGGCGTCGGGCAGGAATTCGAAGAAGTGTCCCGGTTCCGCGAAGTAATGCGTGGCGGCGCTGGCAACCCGCTCATAATGCGGCATCATCGAATACATGATGAATTCCAGCGATTGCTGTTCAATGTTTGAGAACGTCGCGCGTGACAATTCATAGAGCAGGTGCGGCGGGACGCCGAAGGCGCGCGCCACTTCGACGACATTGAAGGCCCGGACTTCCACGAACTGGCTGTCCCGGTTCGTCGCGCCCAGGACTTCCGCGTCCATTTCCTGATCCAGAACCGCGACGTCACCGGCCTTGCGTGCCCCGCCGAACATGCGCTTCCAGTCGAACTTGATCTTCGCCTTGTCTTCCGGGTTGACCTTCCCCTTCGTCTTCAGAAGCGTGGCGGGCTGGGCGTTGTTCTCCCAGAAGTGGCGGGCATACTCCCCGGCGGCGACCGCCGATCCCAGCATGTCGTCCAGCAACTTGACCCGGTTCACCCCCAGCAAGCCGTCGCGGCTGAAGCCGGGGACATGCCAAATGTCCGTCCGCGTGAAGCGTCCGTTCGACCCGTCGGGCAGGCGGGCGTCATAGAACAGTTCGATCCCGTCCGTCCGGTCCCAGTGCTGGGCGGGATGCACCATCCGGGGATCAAGGCGGGACAGCGATTTCGGGCGGAACATGCCGTCACGGTGGACGAAGTTGGCGAAGCTGCCCGCCATGAGCATGTCGCCCAGCAAGACTTCCTTGAACAGAAAGACGGACTGGGCATCGTTCGGGCGATCATGGAACAGAGTGAACAGGGGCGAATTATCGGCCCGCGTCTTCCCGTCGCCTTCGCGGCGATAGTAGATCATCGGCGTCATGGCGAAAACGCCCGTCAGGATTTCCAGCGCATGGAGAACCGACGGAAGCGCCATCGCCGAACGCTCATTGATCGACACGCGGCTTCCGCCCTTCGTGCCGGTCATGATCCAGAAGGTTTCGCTATCGGTATCGGTAAGGTCGCTGGACGCCGAAGGACCGCCGGACACGGGTTCGCCGCCGCCGGAAACCCAGCGGGAAAGGATGCTGCGAATGTCCATCATAGCCCCGTATATTCAAGGGTTGCCGGACCGGCGTCCGTCTCCACCACGACAATCGGCGCAATCGCGTTTATCATGGCGTCCACTCCGTCGATCTTGTTGGCGCTGTTCGGGCTTTCCTTCTTCGGAATGATCGTCCCGTTCACATGCCGCGTCACAACTGCGTTCGAAATCATCCAGTTCATGACCGGATTGCCGTCGTGTCCTATGTGCTTCGCCGGGTCTTTCGCCCGGACGCGCGCTTCCAGTTCCTTCGCCGGGTTCGTCACGTTCGCCGCAGACTTGTGAAGGATCGCGGCAATCGGATCGTCCGGCGATCCCAGGTCTTCGTTCAGCCGCGAAGCCATTTGCTGGGCGGCGGCGAACTGGTCGAAGGTGATCTTGCGAACCGACTGGGTTGAAGCCAGCCAGCGAATGAACATTTCGACCGTGTTGTGATCGACGAAATCGCCCGGCGTGGTGAGCAAGTCACCTTGCCATTCGGCGGGCAGTTCCTTCAGCGGCTTGTCCCAGATCGGCTTCCCGTCGTCGTCCAGTTCGAACAGCGGCGGCAAGCCTTCCAGATCGTCATCGTCCAGCGGCGGTCCGCCCCCCATTCCCTCTTTGGCGGCGTGCCCGGACCAGACGCCATAGGTCGATTGCCCGGTGTCGCTTTGCGTCTCGCGGACCAGCGCCGCCGCCGGAATGAAGAACTTCGGCTTGACGATGATCTTCCCGTCTTCCGTCTGCCCGATCATGACGACGGCGGTAATGTCGTCCTTGTCCGCAAGGTCAGCGCCGACGGTGCATTCCAGCCCGTGGAAGTCGGACCAGTCCAGCCCTTCAATCGTCGCCTTCTTCCATTGCGCCGGGGACAGCCACCCGCTGGCGGCGTTCAGCCAGACGTTCAGGCGCTTCGTCAGGAACTCGCCAAGGCTTTCCGGACTGGCCTTCGCCTCAATCGCATAGCCGCGCAATTCCGACAGATCGACGGCGCTGCCCAGCATCGGGTTCGCCTTGCGCCAGTTGGCTTCGTCGAAGGGATCGTCCCCTTCGTCGATTGTGAAGATGATCCCGAAATAGTGATCGGCAGTCACCGCGCCGTTCAATATCTTGACCAGCAAGGTCCGCTGTTCATAGCAAACGCCGTGGACGTTATAGCCCGCCGTCGTGATCATCCACATTAGCGGCTGTTTCCGCGCGCCGAATGCGGACCGGATCACGTCGAACAGGCCGCGATCCTTGTGCGCGTGAAGTTCGTCCAGGACGCCGACGTAGGGGTTCCATCCGTCTTGCGTGGACGACTTCGAATTGATCGGCTGAACCGATCCGCCATTGTCGCCGCATGTGATCGACCGCGCCCACGCCTTCAGGGCGAAGGCTTCACGAAGCGCGGCGGTGCGATCCACCATTTGCTTCGCGGGCTTGAAGACCTTATCGGCCTGGGCACCCGTCGTCGCGCCGACAACAATGTCCGGCCCCAGCTCGCCTTCGCAGGTGAGGCAGTAAAGCACAATCCCCGCCGTCAGCGTGGACTTCGCGTTCTTCCGGGCGACTTCGATATAGGCGCGGGTGAAGCGCCGACGGTCATCCGACTTTCGGCGGAAGCCGAAGACATTGACCAGCACGAAGGTTTGCGCCGGTTCCAGCGTCAGCGTCGGCGTCTCCCATGAACCTTGCACATGGGGCAGTTTCTCGATGAAATCGCAGACGTCATCGCCGTGCCATTCGCTGAAATAGAACTCGCAGTTCCGGCGCTTGGCGCGCTTCAGATCGTCCAGAAACCGCCGCGCCGCCAGGCGGACGAACTCGCAATTCTCCTTTCGTTTCCGGTCCTTGACAGCGGCTTCCGCGAAGCGGACCGCCGTCTGGACGAACTCGCTTTCGAAGCCGTCAGCTACGCTTGCCGTTCTTCGCGAACGGGTTTTCGGTTTGCGTGACGCCATTCTTCGCCCCTTGGCGCACGCGCGGTCCCGCTATGCCGAGTAGTTCGCGCATCCGGCGAAGCTCCGTCAGGTATGCAGCGGGCGGCGGTTCGCCAGCAATGAACGCCGCACGGACCAGGGCTTCGGTCGAACAGTAAGTCGCGAACAGCGAGCTATCGACTTCCGACACGCCCGAAACCATGACGCGGCTGATTTCTTCCATCCAAATGTCTTGCGCCGCCGGGGACATGTAGTCCGGCATGGAAGGCGGATCGCCAGCCGTGATCAACTGGACCGCCCCGCCCCCGTCGCGGTCCGGACGAAGTGTTCCGCGCTTGGCTTTCGTGACGGCTGTCTGGGGCTTAGGTCCGGGTTTCATGTTCTTCGACTGCCACGTCAAACGGCACGGGACTGATCCAGCCCGCCAGTCGCATGACGGCAATCGCCACCTTCAGCCGGAAGTTAAAGAGGCGGACGCCCTTCAAAGTGACGGAAACCGACAAGCGGCCACGAACGATGTTGTTAATGTCAAGAGAAATCGACGCCACGACGGACCCCCTATCTGGAGAATTCAATTGCGCCGGAAAGTTCAATCTGACTGCGCAAATTTTTGACCCCACCCCCGGTCCGGAAGGCTGGCGCTCCCAGAGATTAAGACCCCCCTTGGGGTCCGCGTCTCCGGTGACGCCAGCCTTTGCGATTTCGGTTGTGTTCAGATCGACGGATGGACGGACATATGGCCCGCTTCCGGTTGCGTTTCACGCCGCGCGCTTCAGCGCCGCGACGACTGGCCTTCCCGTGCCGTCTTGGCCCGATGGCATGGATCACAGAGCGGCTGAAGATTGCCTTCAGCGTCAGTCCCGCCCTTGTGCTTCGGGACAATGTGATCGACCGTCGTGGCGACGACTGATCGGCCTTCCTTCCGACATGAACGGCAAAGCGGCTCGCCCTTCAATATCCGCGCCCGAAGCTGTTCCCAGTCCCAGCCATAGCCGCGTTCGGTTCGCGTTCGCCGTGTGGTGGCGGACCAGCCCCGTTTCCTGGAGGGGGGGCGGGTTTGAAAATTGGGGGGGCGCTTCGCCACGAAAGGGAGGGCTAGAAAAAGAAACGCCCGGAACGGAACACCGCCGCCGGACGCAACTTCAAACGATGACTGATCACTAACAAGTCCATGTGCGTTGTCAATCATTTCCCGGCTGAAGACTGTTGACGATCATGCCGCTTGCTTCCCGACGACATGAGCGCCGATCCCGATCAGCAAATAGTTCGCGGCGATCTTGAATGCCGACGACGCTTTCCGCTTCGCCCGGTCCGCGCAGACATGGGGATAGACGCGCTCGCCAATGGCGGCGAAGCTGTCCCCGTCTTCCATCACGCCGTCGAACACGGCCCGCACGTCATTGTCGGGAATGAAGCCGCGCGCCCAGTCCACGTCCGAACGCGCCTGCATGGCCGCTTCCGTCGTCGGAATGTGGTGCGCCGCCGATCCGCCGCCGCTGCCCGACGTGTCCAGGCCGCACTTGATCAAGCCCGACTGGGCGAGCGCCAGCCGATCCGCATACCATTCAAGACAGGCGAACACGGTCCGGTCGATCACCTTGGACCGATAGAGCGTTTCGAAATGCGGCACGCGGCGGACAGCCTTGTGACGGCGCAGCTCGCCCCGGATGATCACTTCGCCATAGGGGTTTTCGACCTGGGCGACTTCGAACGTGCCGCGTTCCAGCCGCGCACCGTTGCTCACCGCCTGTTGCATGATCGGATGCGCCTGCCTCACACTGGGCGCGCTGCCCGGTGCCCGCTTCGTCCTGTTCTTCTTCCGTGACTTCGCCATTGCTATTCCCGTCCTTCCCTGCCGGATTGTCCTGATTGCGCCTGATCGACTTGAAAGCGGGTCCAGCGCACGCCGGACCCAAGGACGGCGCGCGCCGCCGCCATGATCTTCGGTTGGAAGTGATCTTCGATCCATGATCGCTGAAATTCGCTGGACGCGATCACCACGACGCCGGGCGCGTCCCAGATCACGGCGACAGGTTCGATCCACTGGTCATAGATAACCGCGCCCAGCGCGCGGCGAAGATGCTCCCTGATCGCCTTGGATCGTTCGTCTTCGTTCGCCTTGGCGGCAACCGGGCGCGGCGGGCGCGCGGGTGACGATCCCGACGGCTTCGCCGGGGCAAGGTGCGCGAAGCTGACGCCCGCCTTCGCGTCCCGCATGATCTTCGAATGATCATTGATCAGCCACTTCGCCAGCGCAGCGCCCCAGTCGCGCTTGCAACCGATAGCCCGCGTCTCCGTCTGCCAGTGCAGGCGGAACGTCTCGCAAACCGCCTCATAGGCACCGGACGGCCATTGCCGGACCAGTTTCCCCGCCATCGGCTGAAGCTGGTCCGCTGGCGGCGGTGCCCAGTCTTCGGGAAGCCGGGTTCCACGCGAACCACGCCTGCCAGCACGCCCAGCCGGTGCCTGTCCTTCCCCCTTCGATCCATCATTGAAATCGGGGGCAGGTGAACCCCTGGGGGTCTTAACAGCTTTAGCTGTTAAGGGGGGTAGAAGGTTAGAAACAGGTTCCGTGTCCCTATTTTGGGACTGTTTCCGGGAAGAACCGGAACTGTTCCGCTTTTGGGACTGTTCCGCTTTTGGGACTGTTTGCGAAGCGGGATCGGCGGACGCGCCTTCAACCCCCGCCGCCAGCCGATAGACCTTCACCTGAAGCGTCCGCCCGCGCCGCTCGCCCGTGTCTTCGATCAGCGGGAACATGCCGTCTTCCAGCCGCTGAAGTGCTGCGATCACGGTCTTGCGGTTCAGGTCGCTGAAGTCGCAAAGCCATTGGATCGACGGGAAGGCGCAATGGTTCGCATCGGCGCACGACGCCAGCCCCAGAAGGACCAGTTTCGCGGATGCTGATCCGGGGCGTTGCTTCGCCGCCCAGCTTTGGGTTTCCCAGCTCATGCCGCCGTCCTTTCGAACAGCAACTTCGGTTCCAGCGGATGCTTGTCGGATCGCGGGCGCGACGGAACGGACCACGACTTTCCAGGCGTTTCGGCAATGACCTTCCAGCCAGCGGCGGCAAGTGACGTGCCGGGTTCGGACTTCAGGATATATGTCCCGATCCGGGTATAACCCAAAGCGAAGGCCGCACGCGCCGACGCGCCATAGAGGAAGGAACAGGCGTTCGGATGCCCATTCGTGCAAAGCCGCGTCACTTCCAGGGTGAACCCATCGTCACGGCGGCGGGCGACGGGACGTCCGACGATCACAACGCCGACAAGTTCGCCGTCCGCATATGCCGCAATGCTGAACTTGTGACCGACGGGGGGCGTATGGTGGCGATGATGCACCTTCACGAACGCGGCGGCGTCCCTGAACGAAATAGGGGCGGCGACCAGTTTCATGCCGCTTCCCCGAACAGGCTGGGCTGATCTGACTTTGCAGCGGCGGCGGGGTTCAGCCAGAGAACTTCCGTCCGGGCACGGGCACCGTCAGCCAAGGCCGCGCGCTCGATGCGCTGCCAGCCGCGCAAGCGATCATCGTATAGCGGCGCGGGATAGCCAGACAGTATCACCATGCCGGAAAGGCCCGTCAGCGCGTCCAGAAGCTCGATATGGTCTTCCACCGTCAGTTCGTGCCGATAGGTGTTTTTCGGCGTCGTCGAACCGACGCTGGACTTCGACCTGGTTTCCGGAAGATAGGGCGGATCGACGTAGTGGAGCGTTTCAGGCCCGTCGTGTTGCCGCATTACGTCCACCGCCGGGCGGTTCTCGACAATGACGCCTTTCATGCGCCTGATCACGGCTTCCAAGGCTTCAGGATAGTTGCCCCAATCTTCGGCGGGCGTCGTGCCGGATCGCGTGCTGTTCGAACGAAAGCCCGTGCTGTTCGCGGTCGCTCCACCGGACCCGAAGCCCATAAAGCTGCGCGCGACCAAGCGCCGCGCCCTTTCCAGGGGATCGTCGCACGCTTCGTAGGCCGCGACGAATTCTTCGCGCGCGAATGGCGTCAGGCGGATCAGTTCGACCAGCCGGTCCGCGTCTGATTGACGCAACAGCCGGAACAGGTTCACGACGTCGCCGTCCAAGTCGTTATAGACCTCGCAATAGGCCTTCGGCTTGCGCAACAGCACGGACCCCGCGCCGCCGAACGGTTCGACATAGACACGGTGAGGCGGGAAGTGTTCAATGATCCACGGTGCCAATAGCCATTTGCCGCCGTGCCAGCGCAGCACCGGGCGCGAAGGTTTCGTCATGATGTTCCCTGCCTTGCCGCTTCTTCGGCGGCGCGTTCCCTGATCCAGCGCGCGGCTTCCCGCGCCGCCATGAACTGGCTGGGCGACAGGCTCCCCTTCCGCATGGCGGCAAGATCGGATGCGATCTGATCTTCCACGATTGCCCGCGCTTCCTTTGCCCGGAAGCCGTCGATTTCCGTCAGGCGGGCATAAAGCGGGCGATAGGCTGGCGGGCACCATGCCAGCCGCCGTTCGGTAAGCGTCCGGCCCGCCTGGACGCGCGAAGGGTGCCCGGCGGGAAGCGGGCGGGCGAAGCGCCCTATATTGTTCAGCGCCTTGCCCAGCGCCCGGCGATGCTCGATCATGTCCGGGCGGCGGTTGGCTTCCGTCATGCTCGCCACGCGCGCGGCGCGCTGATCGGGATCGGACCAGTTCTTCCGCATGGCCGCGCTGATCTTCGCCCGCGTTGCCGGGTTGCGCGACATGGCCCGTGCGGTGCAGCTCTTGCAGCGCGTGCCCTTGCGTTGCTTCGAAGGTGCCAGCGCAGTGCCGCAATCGGAACAGATCAGTGCGTCCGTCACGCGGCTTCGCCTTCCGGGGTGATCAGCGTCACCACGACGCACGAACGCGGTTCGTCATGAAGGACGTTCACCGTCTGGAAGCGGGCGTCGTCGCACTTCAGCGCGTCGGCGATCCCGTCCCGCCCGGCCTTGAAGCTGGCGGGAACATTGTCGTCGTCGCGGCTGGTCCGATCCGGCGGGAAGAAGTCCAGCCGCACGGCGATCTTGCCGCCGCCAGCCGCATAGGCGGGAACCTTCAGCTTCGCTTCCAGCGCCAGCGCCCAGCATAGGCGGCGATAGGTCTTCGCAATCGGCGACCGCTTCGACCAGTGCCCGCGCCAGTTTGGCGACAACTCGACCGGGGGGAACGGCACGATCACACGCCCCAGAACTTCGGGACCGGCTGGCAGATCGGCAATGTCATCCACCGGCTTCGGATCGGGGCGCGGACGCGGCGCGCGCTTGGCCTTCTTCGGCGCGTCGCCGCGAGACAGGCCAGCCGCCCAGTTCTTGCCGCCCCTTCGGGATTGCTGGAAGATCGCGCGCTTCACCATTGCGCCGCCCTCGCATCGCGGAAGGCGTCACGGGTGGCCTTGCGCAAGCCCCGCAGCGCCTTGTCAGGGTCCGTCATGCACCGCGCGAACAGGTCGGCCGCCGCGATCACGTCCTTCGACGGGCGAGCATTGCAGACGCCCTTGATCTGGACCGCGCGGACCCGACCCGGAAGGACCATGAATTCGGCGGTCGCCAGCCGCTTCCCGTCCTTGCGGATGGAATAAATCCGGGCGCGGCCAGATTGAATGTCGCGGTAATAGCTGGCGACGCAATGGTGCATCGCCTTGCCTTCGATCACCAGCGCGCGAAGGGATCGCAGCGCATGGAATTCGAAGGTTGTCCCGTCCCGATCTGGCAGAGACACTTCCGCCGGGAACGGCCCATAGGGGACGTCCTGATCATATGTCCCGTCATTGATCCGGTCTATGTCGGCGTTCGCCAGGGCTTCGTGCCACGCTTGCGTCTCACGGATCAGCCGGTCCCACGTCCAGCGCGCGTTCCACTGGTCCCGGTTGCAGATCAGGAAGTCCGCGATCTGTTCCGATTGCAGCCCTTCCGCCGGATCGCCCGTCCGCCCGTGGCGGGACAGCGCCAGCATGGCCCAGCGCAGGATCGGCGCGTTCGCCTGTTCGTCGGGCGCACGGCGCTGAAGCACGGTCCAGAGAATGTCCAGATCGCCAAGCCAGTGCATGTGCCGCGTGGGCAAGTCCGGAATGGCCTGGCTGATCGTCGAAGGATCGACCAGCCGCGTGATCGCCTGAAGGATAGACCAGACGCCGGGGCGGATCGCCTTGGCGGATATGGCGCGCAGCGGATAGGCGACGCGGAACGCCTTCATGACGTCCTTCAGCTTCGCACCGCGTTCGATCAGCGGGCGGAAGTTCATCGCAACATAGGCGCGCTCGGCACGCTTCGACGCTTTGCCGCCGAAGGTCGCCGCCAGCGCAAGGACAGGTGCCTGTTCCAGATATTCCAGCGCGCGCGGATGCAGCGCCGCCAGCCAGATCGCGGCGGGCTGCACGCCCTGATTGCCGAACATGGCTTGCGCCTTGCGGGTATTGAGGGAAACCCAGTCGTCGAACGGAAGGATGCCGTTCAGGCTGGCTTCCATTGCGATCTGGTTTCCGAATGTCTGTGCAAGAACTCCGTCGCGGAATTCACCTTCCCCGCCACGGCTCATTCGGATTTCTCCGATGCGCGTTCGGCCCGATCACTGGCGACGGGGCGCTGGCACGGCGGGTCCAGCCACGGACTGGGCGGAAGCCCCATGTCTTCGCGCATCTTCCGGGCGACTTCGAGAACCTTCAGCCGCTGGGCGGAATAGCGGACACGCACGAACCGGCCCCGCGCGTCGCGCGGTTGCCCGCGTTTCGCCGACGCGGTGAACAGGCCAAGTTCGCGCGTGCCCGACACGGCTATTCAGGCTTGCCGAACAGCAAGGGCAGATCGGTTTCGACGCGGACCCGCTCGCACGCTTCGCGGAAGCTGTGATCGAACGTCCGGTCCGCCCGCCAGAGCTGATAGAAGAAGACCAGCCCGCCGGGGGTCTTGCGATAGCGAAGCCGCGCCGCCAGCCGGTAGATCGGCCCCTGATTGAAGACCGGAATGCCGATCAGGAACAGTCCCGGCACGCGAAGCGGTTGTCCGGCGTCGTCCACATGCTCCGCGACGAACTGGACCTGGGCTTCGCCAGACTTCAGATTGATCGCTTCCTTGACGGCGGACCGTTCGTTCACCTTCAGCCCGACGGACAATTCGATCAGCTTGGAAGGGCTTGCGATGGACCCGCCGACGGTGTTGACGAACCGCTGCATTTCTTCCGGAAGGCTGTCTTCGCCGGGGATCAGGTCCAGAACGTCAATGATCCGGTCTTCCAGGAAGGCGGCGAATTCGCCCATGCTGAAGGCCTCGCCGTCGCTCTTGATCCACGCCTTCCATTCGTCGGACAGCGGGAACTGGAACAGGGAGCGGTGAAGCCCGAAGCGCGGATCGGCTTCGGCCCCGGCGCGGTGATAGTCCAGAACCGCCGTGATCGAAGGCTTCGACCTGTCGTCCACCGCGAACAGGGCGCTGTCCGCGTCCTTGAAGCGGTTCACATGGTCGATCAGGCTTTCAATCGCCGTCAGTTCCGCCGTGCCGTGCCGTGCGGAAGGCGAGCGCCGGTATTCGTCAAAGACTTCGCTGGGGACCGGCTTCGCGCCGTCCTTCGTGATCAAGGCAAGGGCTTCGACGCCCGTGCCCGGCTCTTGCAGCGTGATCAGTTCGGGTTCGCTGTAGTCTTCGATAATCGCGCGGACTTCGGTCGCGATACCTCGTTGTTCAGCCAGATCGGCCATGTCGATTTCCTTCCTTCAGGTTGAAGTTGTGTGGATCAGGCGTCGCGCGCAGCCGACGCCCCAGAGACGTCACGAATGCCGAACAACTGCGATTGTCCGGGGCGCGTGCGTGTCATGCGGTGATCTTCCGTCGTCCACATGATGGACTTCGGGCGTTTGACTTCAGGCTGGGCGACCTTGAAGTTTGCCTTGATTTCGGTGACGCCGCCTTCCTGGGTGAAGTCCAGCGAGATAGTCACCTTGCCCTTGGCCTTGCCGCCGTTGTTCCATGCGTGTTCGTGCATGGCGGCGGACAGTTCCTTGATCGCCTCATAGCAATCGGCGTCGAACTGCCCGTCTTCCAGCGACCGGACGAATTCGCCCATTGTGTTGCAAGCGCCGGGGACGTGTCCGCCGTCAGCCGCCTTCTGTGGCTGATCCAGCGTGACGTCCGACGCCTTCACCTTGTCGTTCATGTCACTTGCTCCCTATGATCCGCCCCGCCAGCCGGGCGCGGTTGTGGTTCCATCGCGGGGAAATGGCGTGAACAGGTCGCCCAAGACGCCGAAGCGCCCGGTTCCTGTTCAATGCGCCGAACCGCTCCCCGCGATGGATTGCAGGACTGGAAGAAGCGCGGATGCGCGTTCGGCGAGCTGCGCGCGCTCGCGCGGCGAAAGCCGTCCGTCTTCCAGAAACTCGTTTCCGTCGGCGACCAGCCGGGCGGATTGTGACAGCGCGCGAAGGACGGTCGCATCGGGGCAGACGTCCAGCGGCTCCGCGCCGAAACCCATGTGGCGGGCGACGCGGGCGAAGGCATCGGGTGGCAGGATAGCGAAGACGCGCATGAACACGTCCAGCGGCATTTCCGGCCCGTCCGTCTCGACATAGGATCGCAGCTTGCGTTCCTTGTCCCCGGTGGCGGCGGCAAGGTCCGCCCAGGAAATGCGGCGACCATGCCCGACGAACAGGCGCAGCGTGTCGCCGATCAGCGTTTTTACGCTGGGGACGGAAAAGTCGGGCATCATTTCCATGTGCAAGCCCCGTCGCGGCGCGCATTGTCGGCGCATGGAACACGAAGACGGTTATGTGCCCGGCGGGGCTGGGGGATCGGGGGGGAAGCCCCGCCGGGCGTGCGACCCGGAACGCGCGGCTGAATGCCGTGGTGCGCGTTCGCAGGGAACTGAAGAAGGGAAGCCATCATGCCGCCGCCCTTTGCGAATGCGGGCAATCGACAAAGGTGCAGGCCTTCGGAAGCTGTTCATCCACCCGCCGGTCGCAGACGTCGCAGACGATGATCCGTTCAGGCGTGACGACGGGCGCGGGATCGGGCGGGATGAACTGGGAAAGGTCCAGCCGCTGGCCCTTGATCCGCAAGGCAGCGTCAATGATCCGCTGCCAGTAAACGGCGGGGATATTGCCCCGGTTGCGCCACTGGCGGACTTTCACGCCCGGTTCGCCAATGTCCGAAGCCATCGCTTCGGCATTGTGATCCCAGACGGCATAGATGGGCTTCAGGTGAGACATGGGGGCATTAATACAAAGCGTATTAGCCAAGTCAATACCGCATGTATTATTACATTGTGTATTGCCTGCCAATGACGGACGAAATGGCAGATCGGTTGCGCAAGGCGCGGATTGCGGCGGGCTATGAAAGCGCGTCGGCGGCGGCGCGCGCCTATGGCTGGAACGCCCCGGCTTACACGCACCACGAAAACGGGACGCGCGGGATCACGGTCGAAGCGGCGAAGCGGTATGCCAGGGCGTTCCGGGTCAATCCGGGCTGGCTTCTGGCGCTGGACAAGGTTGAGGTTGCACCGGCTGAAGCCAGCCGTGAAAGGATCGTGGAAGTGACGGGATCGGTTGCCGCTGGCGTTTGGCGGGAAACGACGGAATGGCCCCAGTCGGACCGCTTCGAAATCGTCGTCGGTCCCTCACCCTTCCCCAAGGCCCGCCGCTTCGGCTTGCGGGTGGACGGCCATTCAATGGATCAGGTCTTCGCACCGGGGACGTTGCTGGATTGCCTGTCGATCTTCGATCTGGGGATAGAACCCGCCAGCGGCGATCTTGTCATTGTGGAGCGCCAGCGCGCCGATGGAATGCGCGAACTGACGGTGAAGGAATTCCAGCGCGACGATGACGGGCGCACCTGGCTTCTTCCCCGGTCCACGAAGCCCGAATTTCAGGCACCTATCGAAGTCGGCCTGCCCGATCCGGACCATGATGACGACGGCTATGTCCAGGTCATCGCCTTCGTGATAGGCTCTTACCAGCCGCACGCTTCGCGGCTTTTGCGCATGGCAAGGAACCCGATCCCCGAATAGACCGCCTTATGATGAACTGGGTATATCTCCTTTTCGGCTTGCTCACCGTCGGCACCATCGCCGCCGTGGTTCTTGATGACGTCCGCTGGCGGATAACCCAGCCGGACCGCCCCAGCCCGCTTTCCGGCCTCACCTTCGGCGATGCGCTTCTGATCGCGCTCTATGTCGTGCCGATCATGCTGGGGATCGTGCCTTTAATACATTTGGTATTGACTAACTAATACACTCCGTATTAGCAAGGCTCCGACGCCGGGTTGACCGGCCTTGGAGGAACTTGCCGTGTCGAACCAACTGTCGGACCTATTCCGCTTCGCGGAACTCCCCCCAGCCGAACAGGACTTGGCCTTGCGCAAACTGGCGCACCGGCTTGACCGGCTGACGGCGCGCTTCGCCTATGCGGTGATCGCGGCAACCGCGCTTCTGTTCGTCTTCCACGGCATCCGCTTCGCAGCTCGCATCTGGGGGCTGGCGTGATCTATTCCGAAGCCGCCTATTTCGACGGGGCACCTGTCGCCCATTGCGCCGCACGCGAAGACTTCCTTCGTCTCCGTCGCATCGCCGCCCAGTCCCGCGCCGCTGAACGCGCGCGTCGCGTGCCAGCCGAAAGGTCAATGGCATGAGCGACGAACAGATGATGCGCGACTATTGCCAATCCTATTTCGCGGTTCACGGGGACTTTCCCGTGATCATGCGCGATGCTGGCGGGCGGTTCCGGATCGACACGAAGACCGGCACGGGGCGGGACTACACCCGCCGGGACGTGAAGAACCTTCTGCGCGGACTGAAGGCAATGGCGGCAAGGCGCGTCGTCAGGATCGACGCATGACCGCGCTGATCATCACCGCAATCGTCGCCCTGAACGTCGGCTTCGTCGCTGGCGCTGCATGGCGCGGCCTGTTCCACGAAGCGGAAGGGGCGGATCGGTGAACGTCGCCGTCTCGCCCACGCCCCGCCAGATGGACGTCCTTCGCTTCATTGCGGGCTATCTCGAAGCATCCGGCGGCGTTGCGCCCAAGTATCGCCAGATCGGCGAAGCGTGCGGGATTGCGGGCATGGGGCAGGTTTCCCGAATGCTGGGCGCGCTGGAAGAACGCGGCTGCATCCGTCGTCTGCCGGGCAGGCATCAGGCCATAGAGGTTCTGGCAAGCGTGTCGATCCCGCGCGGTCCAGCCGGGGAACCGCTCTATTTCGTGCCACTCGGCACGTCAGCGGGCGAAGCATCATGAACGCGGGTGCCACTGCCCTGGGCGTTCCGGCCGCCACGGTCCAGCTTCACGTCGCCGATCTGACGCTGGACCTGATCTTCCGGCGTGCCAGCCGCGCCGGGCGGCGCGTGTTGCTGCATCCGCGCGAATGGGACGTGCTGGTCTATTTCGCATGGAACCGGAACCGCCCGATCACCGCCGCCGAATTGCGCCGCCACGTCTGGGAACAGGATCACGATCCGAAGACCAATTCCGTCGCGGTCCACATATCCCGGCTTCGGGACGCGGTGGACCGCGATTTCGACCAGCCGCTGATCCACACGATCCGGCGCGGATCGCGCTTGAACTTCTATCTTTTCACGGACCAGCCGCAAGTGCTGGAAGCATGGGGGAACGCATGACTGAAGACCGCGAACAGGGCGACCGGCTCTATGCCGCGCACCTGCTGAACCGCCTTGAAGGTTCCTCATTCGATCATCGGGACGTCGCCGTTCTGGCGCGCATCATTCCGCTGATCGAAGGCGACGTCCGCGATCTTCTGGGGCGCTACGCCGCCGAAGTCGAAGGCTTCCATTCCGTCGCGCCCGGCTCCGTCCGCATGGCGTCCGACCTGATCGAAGAAGGGGCGCACCGCCCAGCCGCTGAAGCAAAGGAACCGGCACAATGACAGACACGCGGATCATGCTGGCATCGGGCGCGCTGTTCGACCTGACGGACCCCGAAGGCTCCGAATTCACCCTTCAGGACATTGCCCACGGGCTGGGGCGGGTGTGCCGCTTCGCCGGGCAGACGAACCGCTTCTATTCGGTCGCCGAACATTGCTTCCATGTTGCCCGCAACGTGCCGCTGGAACACGCCCGCGCGGCCTTGCTGCACGATGCCAGCGAAGCGTTCATCGGCGACGTGACGCGGCCCCTGAAGGCGCTTCTGCCCGCCTATCGGGAAATCGAAGCGCGGATTGAAGACGCGATTGCCAGCCGGTTCCTGTCCGGCTTCGAACGGTCCTTTGTCGCCAGTGAATTCCCAGCCGATCCGCTGAAGGCCGCGCCGATCAAGGCCGTGGACAACGCCATGTGCGTCCTGGAAGCGCGCGAACTCATGCCGAACGTGCCGGGTTACTGGTCCAGCATCCCGGTCGATCCCGACGCATGGGATCAGGTCCGCCGCACGCGGCTGAATTGCGACCGGCCCGAATTCGCCACCGCCGCATGGCTGCGCGCATGGAGCCGCTACGGGCATCGGATCGAAGACCTGTGCGGGGAAAGGGCGGCGGCATGACGTTTCCGCCCTATCCCCTCGCATGGCCTGAAGGCCTGCCCCGGACCGAACGCAAGGCTACCAGCCAGTTCCGCACGTCGCTGTCCGCTGCGATCAGCAATGTGAAGAAGTCGCTGGCGGCATTCGGAAGCGACACGAACAAGCCGGTGAAGGACGTCGCGGTGACGTCGAACGTCGCCGGGATTGCCTTCGAAGCGCCGTCGGACACGGGCGTCGCCGTCTGGTTCGAATGGGACGGCGCGCAACGCTGCATCGCCGTGGACCGCTATCCCAAGGTCGAAGACAACCTTCAGGCAATCCACCACATTCTGGAAGCCCGGCGCACTGAAATGCGCCACGGCGGTCTTCATATCGTGCGCCAGACGTTCAAGGGCTTCGTCGCTCTCCCCGCGCCAGAAGGCAAGCGGGACTGGCGGACCGTGCTGGGGCTGTCCGGCGCGGTGACGGTCGATCAGGTCCGCGCCGCATTCAAGGAACGGTCGAAGTCCGCGCACCCGGACAAGGGTGGATCGAACGAAGCCATGTCCGAACTGATCCGCGCGCGGGACGAAGGGCTGGGGGCACTGGCATGACCCCGTGGCAATGGTGGATCGGCTCCTATGGCAACGTCGAATATGAAGATGCCTTTGAACTGGGCGACTTCACGTCTCGCGACGAAGCGATAGAGGCAGGGCGGAAGGAATGGCCGGGGAAGGTCTTCTATATCGTCGAAGCGCGGACTTCGACGGCGGCGAAGTATGCCGACGGTTCGTATGACGTCGTTCCGTTCTGTCGCCAGCGCAATCGCGAACTGATTGAGCCGGTCGCCAGTGTGGCGATTGATCAGATCGCAGATCACATTCGCGCGCGCTCCGCTGGGCTGATTGCGCGACGGGATCGCCTGAAGCCGCGATGGTGGCAATTTCGGCTTAAGCAGGAATGCGACAGTCTCGACGCGATGGCCAGCGAACTGGACCTGATCGTGGACGAAATTCAGGACATGACCCATGACTATTGAGGCCCAGCCGATCAGGGTCCAGCTTCGCCGCGTGAAGGGCTGGCGTATGCCGCCGAACACGGTGAGCGTTGCCAGGCCCGGTCCGTTCGGGAACCCCTTCATAGTCAGCGAATGCCGCGAAGCGGGCTTCGTCGGGACGGATCGGGAACTTGCCGCCCGGTGCGTCGCCGCCTTCGAAGCATGGGCGTTCTCGCCATACTGGCGGAACAACTGGGACGGCGAACAATCGGAAGCCGCACGCACGAAGCTGCTGTCCTTGCTGCCCGGCTTGCGGGGAAAGAACCTTGCGTGCTTCTGCCCGCTGGACCAGCCGTGCCATGCCGACGTCCTTCTGAAGCACGCGAACGGGGAAGTCGAATGAGCGTCCCCGGCCATGCCGCCCTTCGTGCGTTCGTCGCCTTGGAAAAGGAACCCGGCTTCCGCGTGGATCGCGGCATGATGCTGGGCGAAGGCGCGGCCTTCAGCCCGGACTGGCGCTATCGCTATCTTCTGTGGCGCATCTGGGACCAGTCACTGCCGATCTGGTCCTTCGGAATGCTGAACCCGTCCACGGCGGATCACCTGAAGCTGGACCCGACTGTCACGCGCTGTTGCAACCGTGCCCAGAACGGGGGAGCTGGCGGGCTTGTCGTCTGGAACCTGTTCGCATGGCGCGACACGGACCCCGCTGCCATGAAGCGCGCGGACGATCCCGTCGGACCGGGGAACGATCAGGCAATCCGGGTGGCCTTGGAGAACAGCGCACTGAACATTGCCGCCTGGGGCGCTCACGGCACGCACCGGGATCGCGAATTCTATGTCCGGCGGGACTTGGGCGTGGAATGCTATGATCTTCACGCGCTCGCCTTCACGAAGGACGGTCATCCGCGCCACCCTCTCTATCTCCCGGCCAACCTTGAACCCCAGCCGTGGCAGTTCTGGGGCTGACATGAAGCGGCCCGTGGACCCTTCAGTCGTGGACTTTGTGAAGGCGCTTGCGCGGGCGAACGCGGCGCGCGATATTGCGCGGCTGAAGGAAAGGGAAAAGAATGGGATCAGCCCAGATCAGATTGAACGGCGGTCCGCTTGACGGGCAGGTTCAGGCCGATCCTTCTTCCAATCAGATTGAAGTCGTGCATCGGGAACCTGTCACCATCTTCGAAACCAGCGTGGCGACACTGAAGCCGGGCTTCACCGTTGCCGGGTTTTACTTCCGGTCCATAGACAATCCCCAGCGGTTCGACTGGCGCGAACAATCGTCATGAAGACCGTCATCTATGCCCGCTTCAGTTCCACCCTTCAGAACGCCCGGTCGATTGAAGATCAGGTCGCACTTTGCCGCGAACGGTGCGAGCGCGAAGGCTGGGACGTCCTGGACGTCTTCACGGACTTTGCGATCAGCGGCGCGGCGGGGATCGACGAAAGCGCCCGTCCGGGGCTGAACGCCTTGCTGGCGCGCGTCGAAGCGGGCGGCGTCGATCAGGTCCTGGCGGAAGCGACCGACCGGATCGCGCGTCACCAGGGCGACGCCTTCGCCATTCGGGAACGCCTCACCTTCGCGGGTGCCCGGCTGTTCACCCTGTCCGACGGCGAAGTGACGGAAATCACCGCCACCTTCCGGGGCTTGATGGACGCCCAGTTTCGCAAAGACCTTGCCGCCAAGGTGAAGCGTGGACAGCGCGGGACCATATCCCAGAAGCGGTTCGCCGCCGGGATCGCCTATGGCTATCGCAAGGCAAACAGGCTGGACGGCAACGGGGAACTGATCCGGGGCTTGCGCGAAGTGGACGAAGATCAGGCTGACGTCGTGCGGCGCATCTTCCGCGAATTCGCAGCGGGCTTCAGCCCTCGCCAGATCGCCGACAGGTTGAACGCTGACGGCGTGCCAGCCGTCCAGCCGCGATCCGGCGGGAACAGTTTCTGGCGCGGGTCCACCATTTACGGGGATCGCAAGCGCAAGAACGGCATTCTTCAGAACCAGCTCTATATCGGCAAGCTGATCTTCAACCGGACCCGCAAGATCGTCGATCCGAAGACCCGCAAGGCGCTGATCCGGGCGAACCCGGAAAGCGAATGGCTGGTCCAGGACGTGCCCGAATTGCGGATCGTGGACGCGGACCTATGGGAAGCGGTTCAGGACGTGCTGGGGAGGGTGCAGAGCCGCCGCCCGGAACGGTCCCGCCGCCCCAAGCACATGCTGTCCGGGATCGTGCGTTGCGGCGTCTGTGGCGGTGCGTGGACGGTGATCGGGCGCGAACGCTGGGGCTGTTCCCGTCATCGTGAAGGCGGACCGGCGGCGTGCGGCAACAATCGCACCACGCGCACCGCGCCGATGGAAGAACGTGTCCTGAAGGGTTTGCAGGATCACATGCTGGACCCCGAACTTGTCGAAATCTATGTCCGGGAATATCATCTGGAACACGCCCGCCGGGCGAAGGAACTATCGCGGGAAAGCGACCGGCTGAAGAAGCGGCACGCGGACGCGGTTGCCAAGGTCGAACGCCTTGTCATGGCCGTCGCAGACGGCGCGGACGAATTCGTCGAAATCCGGGAAGTTCTGGGCAAGGCCCGCGCCGAACGCGATGCGCTCGCGTCGGAACTGGAACAGCTTGAACAGCTTCCCGTCGTCGCGCTTCACCCGTCTATCATCGCGGATTATCGCGCCCAGGTTGCCAAGCTGAACGCCGCGCTGGCAGAGAACCCCGAAGCCCGCCTTGAAGCGATCCCCAAGCTGCGCGCGCTGATCAACAGCGTCCACGTTCACCCGAAGCCGGACCGGGCGAAGGGCGTGACGATTGAAGTCACCGGCAAGCTGAACTCCATGCTGGCGCTGGCGACCGGAACGGACGCGCCCCAGCCGGGGGGAATGTCAATGTATGGTAACGATGGAGCGGGCGAAGGGATTCGAACCCTCGACCCCAACCTTGGCAAGGTTGTGCTCTACCCCTGAGCTACGCCCGCTCGCTGGCGCCAGCGGCGGCAGATCGAACATCGCCGTCGCTTGGGGAGGCGGCGCGATTAGCAGCGCCCGCCCCCACCCGCAAGGAGAAAATCGCAGCCTTGCCGCCAACGCCCGCGCGCGGCACATTGACCCTTCACTTTCGCGCCAAAGCCCCCAAATTGGGCAATAACGGGGCCAACGGCCCGCAACGGGCAGGAGCAACGCAACTTGGCAAGCATGGGCCTCAACCTCGACGAGCAGAAAGCCGTAGAGCGATTCCGCAGCACCGTGGTCGAACCGTCGATGGCAAACCTCGTCATCCTCGATTTCTGGGCCGAATGGTGCGGGCCGTGCAAGGCGCTGACCCCAGTGCTGGAAAAGGTCGCGGGCGAATATGCCGACAAGGGCGTGGTGCTGGCCAAGGTCAATGTCGATGAGGAACAGTTCATCGCCGCGCAGTTCCAGGTGCGTTCGATCCCCACTGTCTATGCCATGTTCCAGGGCCAACCGGTGGCCGACCTGACCAGCGCGCGCAGCGAATCGCAGCTTCGCCAGGTGCTCGATCAATTGCTGGCCAAGTTGCCGGTTGCGGCAGGGGCGGCGGCGGGCGCGGCGCAGCAGGAGGTCGGGCAATTCCTTGCCATGGGCGAACAGGCGCTGGCGGATGGCGATCCCGCGCGCGCCGCGGGGATTTTTGCGCAGGTGATAGAGATGGCGCCTGGCAACGGCGC